CAACATTTCAGGGCAGAATCTGGTGCTCATCCGGCTGAAAAGCAAGGGGTGCATCGATCCTGCCCTTGCTTTATCCCAAGCGGACGAGATGAACCGCAGGCTCCGCGACCTGCGCCGCCTGCGCCGGAAGGTGCTGGAGGCCGCCGATGGGGACGAGCAGATCCAAGCCACCGAGGCCATGCTGGACTACCTGCAAACCACCCAGTGGCAGACTGAGGTCACTCCCGACCTGTTCGAGAACCTGGTGGAGCGGATCACAATAGTGTCGGCAGAGGTCATAAAATTCCGGCTCCCCAATGGGCTGGAGCTGACGGAAAGACTGGTGTAGCAGATGGCGTGGCAGAGAAAAATCCCCTTCGGCTATGAAGTCCGGGGCGGGCTGCTCCAGCCCAACCCCCAGGAGGCGGACGCGGTGCGGTACATCTTCGGGCAGTACCTGGCCGGGGCTTCCCTGCTGGCCATCGCGGAGGACATGACCCGGCAGGGCGTCCGCTACCACCAGCACACGGCTGAGTGGAACAAAAATATGGTGAAGCGCGTCCTGGAAAACGCCAAATATGTCGGCGCGGATGGTTACCCCCGGCTGGTGTCCGATGGGGACTTCGCCGCCGCCCAGGGCCAGCGGGCGGCGCGCAATACCTACGCCCCGCTCCCCGCCGAGATCCGGCTCATCAGCGGTATGGCCGTCTGCGCCCGGTGCGGCGGCAGGATGGCGCGGGGCACCCGCTCCCATGGCCGGGTCCACTGGAAGTGCCAAAACCCGGGCTGCGGGCAGAGTATCTCCCTGGGCGATGAAGCCCTGGCCGGGCTGGTGGACGGACAGCTCCGGGAGCTGGCCCAGGCACACCACCTGCTCACCGCACCCGAACCCCAGCGGGCCGCGCCCACAATGGATGCCGTCCGGCTCCAGAACGAGCTGACCCTGGCCCTCAACCGGGGCGGCGAAAACCCCGCGTACATCAAAACGCTGGCCTTTGCCGCAGCCGCCCAGCGGTACATCCAGTTCCCAGACCCCACTCCTGCCCATGAGCTGGAGCAGCTTCGGACACGGCTCGAACGGGGTTCCGCCGATACTGACACATCGACTGCCCTGCTGACCATTGCGGTGCGGGCCGTCCGGCTCACCCCGGACAAAACCGTGGAGTTGGAGCTGGTCAACGGCCAGATCATCACAGAAGAAAAGGAGGAAAGTGCATGAACGTCCAGCAAAAAGCGCCGAAAAAGGTCACCGTCACCCCGGCAGACCCCAAATATACGCAGAAAGACATCCGCAAGCAGCACCTCCGGGTGGCCCCATACTGCCGGGTGTCCACCGGCAGCGAGGAACAGCTCACCAGCTTTACCGCCCAGATGGAATACTATACCCAGCGCATCGCCGACACCGAGGGCTGGACGATGGTGCGGCTCTATGCCGATGAGGGCATCACCGGCACCTCCACCAAGAAGCGCACCCAGTTCAACAAGATGATCCGGGACGCAGAGAAGGGCAAGATCGACCTGGTCATCACCAAATCCGTGTCCCGGTTCTGCCGCAACACGTTGGACGGGCTGGAGTACATCCGCAGACTGAAAAAGTGCGGCGTGGGAGTGTACTTTGAGAAGGAAAACACCAACACCCTCTATATGCCAAATGAGATGATCCTCACCTTCCTGATGAGCCAGGCCCAGGCCGAGAGCGAGTCCATGTCCTCCAACATCCAGTGGGGCTACCAGGCTCAATTCAAGAAGGGCATCGTCCACTACAACTACAAGAACTTCCTGGGCTACCGCAAGGGGGCGGATGGGGAGCCGGAGATCGACGAGAACGAGGCCCCCACCGTCCAGCGCATCTTCGCCCGGTATCTGATGGGCCAGAGCGTGGGCCAGATCTGCAAGGATCTGACGGCGGACGGTCTCAGGACCGCCCGGGGCGGCACCGACTGGAGCGACCATACGGTGCGCCACATCCTGCAAAACGACTGTGACATAATAGGACTAAACCAGCAAGCCCTTGTACCACAAGCGGTTGCGCTGATTTAGTCCACCTATGACAGCTTTAATATGACAGGAGGTGACAGTCGAAAGCACTCATATCCCGCCGCCGGTTGGGTTTTCGCCGGACATACATAGCATGGCACTTCAGAAAACCATTTACCCCCGAAAATTGACGATTGATGTCAGTTTTCGGGGGGCTCTTTATTATATCCATTTTCTCAAAGCGCAGCCCCCTGACGGATAAAAAATATCCGTCAGGGGGCTTTTTTCGTTTTGGGGTAAAAAGGAGAGGTCAACCATGTCACTGGAACTGGATTACTTTTACGGCAATGAGGCCGAGCAGTACAGTTTCTATCGGATTCCCAAGACCTTGTTCACAGACCGGCGATTCAAGAGCGTCTCCATGGAAGCCAAGGTGTTGTATGGGTTGATGCTGGATCGCATGGGGTTATCCGTCCGTAACGGCTGGCTGGACAAGGACGGAAAAGTCTACATCTACTTCACACTGGAGGATGCCGTTGAGATGCTGGGCAACGGCAAGGATAAGGTTATCCGGCTCTTTAAGGAGTTGGACAAGCCCAACGGGATCGGGCTGATTGAGCGCCGCAAGCAGGGTCAGGGGAAACCGACTCGGATCTATGTTATGAACTTCACCCTGCCGCCGGAACCTGAGCAGCAGCTCCCAATCCCCCCGTCTGCGCCGTCTGCCCAGACTTCTGAAATTCCGAAGTCTGGACTTCGGGAGGATGTAGAAGCCTTGACTTCTGAAATTCCGAAGTCAAGATTTCGGCAACGGCGAGGTCAAGACTTCGCAGAACCCGACCCTAATAAGACTGATAAGAATGATACTGAATTAAGTGATACTGAATCTTCTATCTATCCCCCAGCCCCCACGCCCCCACCGCACCCTCGGCGCACACAGCCACGACGGGATAGGATGGATCAGATAGCTGCATACAGGGAGTTGATCTGTGAAAATATCTCCTATGACCTGCTGCTCCAGGAGAACCCCTATGAGCAAGATCTGATCGACTGCTATGTGGAACTGATGGTGGAGACCTGTTGCAGTGGGCGGGAAACCATCCGGGTCAATCAGGAGGACGTGCCGGCCGATGTGGTCCGTAGCCGGCTCTTGAAGCTGGATAAGATGCACATCGAGTATGTGATGGAGTGCCTGCGAAACAACACCACACAGGTCGGGAATATCCGCGCTTATACGCTGTCGGCACTCTACAATGCGCCTGTCACCATCGGCCAGTATTACGCATCCCAGGTTGCCCACGACATGGCCCAGGAGGTGATGCCGTGAAGATCGGGTTAATCGAGGTTGACGGGCATGGGTTCCCAAACCTGGCCCTCATGCGGTTATCCGCCTGGCACAAGGCACAGGGGGATACCGTGGAGTGGTGGAGCGGCTTTGAACACTACGACCGGGTGTATCTGTCCAAGGTGTTCACATTCACGCCGGACTTTGCTACCGCAATCGACGCCAGTGAGATTATCACCGGAGGGACGGGCTACAAGGACTACCGCTCCCTGCCCCCAGAGGTGGAGACCGCCTTCCCGGATTACAGTATTTACCCGGATTACACGAAGGCCATCGGCTTCCTGACCCGTGGATGTATTCGTAACTGTCCTTGGTGCGTAGTTCCCCGCAAGGAGGGAAATATCCATCCGGCGGCTACCTGGGAGCAGGTCAAACGTCCGGACAGCCGGGAAATCGTCTTTCTGGACAACAATGTGCTGGCGTCCGATTTTGGGCTGGAGCAGATAGACCGTATGGGTGGTCAGAAAATCTGGGTGGACTTCAATCAGGGGCTGGACGCCCGGCTGATTACGCCGGAGACGGCCAAGCTGTTGGCAAGACTCCGCTGGATCCGTTTTGTGCGTATGTCTTGCGATACCAACGCCATGCTCCCTGTAGTGGAGCAGGCGGCGGCATATCTCAGAGAGGCTGGAGTTGCGAAATCCCGGCTATGGGCTTATGTGCTGGTACAGGATGTAGCGGATGCCCATCGGCGGGTGGAGGCCCTGCGAGGCATGGGGATAACGCCTTTTGCCCAGCCGTACCGGGACTATGACGGCGGGGAGCCAACAGAGGAGCAACGACGGTTTGCCCGTTGGGTCAACATCAAAGCGGCGTTTAATAGCTGCTCGTGGAATGATTATTATGAGGACAGGAGGGTCAAAAATGGCATATAAGAAGTTACAAAAGAGCGTGGAGCAGGATCCCCGCTACCATGATACATGGCGGCTGCTGAAGAAATACCGGGATGTAGTCTGGAGCATGGAGCTTTCCGTCCAGCAGCTGAAAAAAGAATTTGAGTGCGAGTATGGCAGCAGCGTGGATGACTTTCTGGAGTCCGTCTACATGGCTGGCGCCGATTTGAGTGGGACGCAGATTGAGAATCACGCTCGCTGCATCGAGCGGAGCCGGAAGATGTTGGCGCTGGTGGACAGTGCGGCGGAACTGCTGCGGACGAAGCACAAGAGCGGCGAGGCGTACTACTGGATCTTGTACTACACCTTCCTCTCCCCCCAGCAGGTTAAAAATATCAACGCCATCATCGAACTGCTCCACGCTCTTT